GCGGTTTGTGATGGTGGCCCTTGCTGGATTTGAACCAGCGACCTGGCGATTATGAGTCGCTCGCTCTCACCACTGAGCTAAAGGGCCGGGAGCAGAATAATAACGGTCCGTAATTAATTCCGCAATAAAAAACCCGCTCGGCGGCGGGTTGTAGAAACTCTTCTAACGTCAGGCATAAAAGGCCCATCGTTATGACGAATTTACCACAGATTCCGGAAAAATCAACCTTGTTACCTAGTTACCTTTTTTAACTGCCGCTCAGCCCATGCTTCTTCAATATCAAACCGGGTCACCAGCGCATCATAGAATTTCTTAACTGTTTTTTCCCATGACGCGCGTGTTATCTGGTTTGTCACCTCGCATATAGCATTAAATGCCTCCGTTGATGGTAGTCTTTCATAGCCACGACCACCACAACGCTGGCAGTCTCTGATAACAGGCATACCACGTTTTACCGACTCTTCACGGTGAATGGCGACACCACGCCCACGGCAATCCTTACAGGCGGTGGAAACCTCACCCTTTCCGCCACACTCCGGACAGGCAACTTTTACCACCTCCCTGACTTTTTTCCATTCTTCCCAGTAAGACGGATACACACCTTTCGTACACTTTGCCCATACCGGCGGCTTACCATCCGGATACTGGACCTTGTTTGTAAAAACTATGCTTTCAATAAATTTTTCCCCATAGCAACAAGGGCACTGCTTTTTACTCGCTGCGCTGCGGGCATAATCCTCAAAAGCGTACGAAGCCATAATGCGCATCACTACCGGTTTTATTTCTGCCGGAAGTTTTCTCAACGCCGCCACACGATCGCACCGACTGAGTGCATAATCTGCCAGTAATTCTGTTGCCCGCACCCTGTCATTCATACTGATGCCCATTTTCCCCAGGAACGCAGAAAAACCCATCTCAGCCCGATTCTGTGTCATGCCCTGCGCGGCCATCACATCAGTGATACTCAGCGCATCTTTTGACGTTGAGGCCGATGCATCGGTCAGGCCAGGGGATTTTGGGGAGTAGTATTTCGGTAAATCTTCCAGTTTCATTTTTTGACCTGCTCTTCATGCATTATGGGGTAAATCTTCACCCCCAGACGTCCACCAGATACTGGCTGACCACGAACGATATTGATTTCATCAAACTGCTCATCGTCCATTAACACTCCCGCATGCGTCAGCGCATCCAGCGGTGCTTTCAGGATATTGTCCAGGTCGCGACGACGCTTATCCGGTGGCTCTGCAATCACCTTTATCGCCAGCCTTCCGGACAGGCTTAATTTCAGCCGCTGCTGGCGAACAATAAGCGCCACAGCCCGGCGATAACGCTTTCCCTCCTCCGAGATAAAATATGTGCTGCCACGGCGTCGCCAGTAAGTGTTCACCGTCGGCGGGTAAGGTAAAACCAAATCTATGAGCATCAGTCACCTCTTTTACCCAAGCACGCCAGTTGCAAAGGCGTGATCAAGAAAACGAAAAATTAAATCAACCTGAGAACCATGCTTTTCTTCGAACGCCAGAGGATCCGCATGAAGCTCGTTGTGATGCTCCCGACACAGCGGTAGCGTGAAAATATCGTGAGATTTTGTCCCCATTCCGCCCTGACCATGACCAATCAGGTGATGGGGATCGTCGGCTGGCTTACCACAACACGCACACGGCTGTGTCTTCACCCAGCGTGTGTATTTCTCGTTAACCCAGCGGCGACGTTTAGGTCGTTTCATGAAAGATTCCGGAGACTCAGGATCAACGGCAATGCTGACCACCGTCTCTTCCTGTGGCGGGTTTTGCTGGTGGGCGTGAGGCAGCGGCGCAAGATTTTTTGTGCGCTGCTTCAGTATGCTGGTGGCGGTCTGCTCTCCCGGTACGATGTCGCTTTCACGGTACATTGAGCGGATTTTTTCCGCACGCAACCCCAGCGAACGACGTAATACCGCTTCCGGTAGCGCGTCCGCCACCTGATTGCGGACCGCCCACCAGGATAATTCAGCCAGCGATAATTCCCGTTCCTGCGAGCCATTCATTGCATGGCGTATGACGTCAATCATCCATGCAGACAGGTTTTGGTGAGCAAGTTGCCCGAGTGATTCGGAGGTCTGGTCGCGCAGCTGGTTGTCGCAGTGCCAGCACAACACCATTGCGCCGGTACCATAACGGTGAATGACGGTTTCACTGTGGTGATAATCGCCGTGTGGCCACTGGCAGGATTTAACATGGCGCAGTAACCAATCAGACAATGCGCCAGCGCCACCAGCAGCACGAATCACTCGTTCGTCGCTGAAAAATGGCAGTAATGATTTATCCTCCGCCAGCGGCTGGCGAACGGCAGGAACGACCCCGGACGGCAGATTACGCATGCTTTTCGGTTCCGGCTCCACCAGTACCCGGGTATTGTGGAATACCGGCATGGATTCACTGCCCGGCTTAACGATCACCAGCCCGAGTTCCGGTACCAGAACAGGTCGAAGTAATACCCGCACGTTACCTCCAGATGCGTTGCTGGAATGTGCGGGACAGACGCGGTGGGCGTTCGGAGTAAGGAAGCCTGACGGAGATTATCCAGTGACGGTAGTCGAGGCTAAGGGCTTTTTTAACCTCGCATCCGCGCCTGCGGTAACACTGAATGAGCCATTCGGCCTGTTCTTCAGTGCATGGGGGATGCTGGTACCAGTCTGACTTAAATGCGTGAGAATACCGCTCGTGCGTGTGGGCAAGAACGGTCGAATTATCATGTTTGTAATATTTTGCGTTGCGTGCCATCGGTTTTCTCCGGTGGCACGGTGTTACTCAGCGGGAGTTCAGCCCCGCGCAAGATTGTAGATGAGTTTATTCTTCTGAAAAAGCAGAAAAGCCAGCTTTTATTCCGATCTCTTTCAATACCTGTAATGAAGTGACAAACTCACCGTCGCGCAAGATAAATCCGTCCGTCACTCGGGCATCCACAAAATTAATTAACGCAGCCCCATTTTTTTGCAAACACACAATGCGGTAATGACTAACAATATTTCCATTTTCAACGCACACAGCATAGAGGCCATCTTCACAAAAAATTTTACGCAGTTCTTCGATGTTCATCATCAGAATCCTTCCGGATAATTAGCTCTCCCCTTTAAGGGACCATCCCTCTTATCCCTGCGCGCTACTTAAGTATTTTTGATTCTATTCCGGCACCGTCCAGAACTTCAAATGCGTTGAAAATAAAAACAAAAACCCGCCGAAGCGGGTTAAGTGCGGGTGCGTTGAGAATGCCTGCCACATCAGAGGTGGCGAGGGATTACTCCCCCGCCGGGTCTCTTACTCCTCAGGTTCGTAAGCTGTGAAGACAGCGACCTCCGTCTGGCCGGTTCGGATTCGTACCTCGCAGAGGTCTTTCCTCGTTACCAGTGCCGTCACTATGACGGTTAAACAGATGACGATCAGGGCGATTAACATCGCCTTTTGCTGCTTCATAGCCTGCTTCTCCTTGACCTTTCGGTCCGTAAGAGGCTAATCTCTATGTGTCGCATAGATATGGCCTCAGATTAATGTTAAGCGTCTTGCAGGACGCGTAATGTTAACTGGGGCTTTTCTCTATCTGCCTTTTGGTGTTCATGCCTGAGACAGATAGCCTCAAGCACCCGCAGTTATTCTACTTAACTAAGATTTCCCCGCAAACCGTTTTTGTCCGGCACAGTAAATATCCAACTAAACCAATGGCGTTCGCTGTATTTACCGCCAGTATTCAATGCACATGACCGCCATGAACACCCCTAAAAAAAGGGCATTTATATGTCCAAACATTAATATCAAAACATCAATTTTTTCCATATACCTTGCTGTGAAGATGATGGGCATACATGATGCGAACAACCAGAACGCAACAAACAAAAACTGCAATGCGTTTTTCATTATTCCTCCTACAATCAATGTGCAATTACATTTAAACACACCTCAATTTGGCCGGACATATAAATATCTAAACCAGAAAAAATCACTTACATAGCGTTACAAACTCTTTAGTCTAAATATTCATCGTAAAACATCCTCCACGCTTATCAGTCCATTTCGTTTCAGGTAATCTATCGCCTTCTCCGGTAATTTGCAGTCCGGCTGAGCTTTTTTCAGTTGACTGACCAGTCGTTTAACCCACATTGTTAATTCGCTAACCTGATTGCCGGATGCTGGTGGATTGTCGGCTTTACCCAGAATGGCAGCGCAGCAGGCCTCTCTGAGCACCCAGTCAACAGCATCCTTCCATGCTCCTGTTTCGACTGGCGGATTCTCACGCTTTACCTGTTCATAAAAGCGCACGGCTTTAACCAGTCCTTCTGATGTCACCGGGACTGGCGGGCCGATGAATAAGGCCTGAATTTCATAGTTCGGCCTGTCGTTACAATCCTCTTTTGTCGGTACATATTTCCAGTCACCAGCCCACGGCTTCCCCTGAAAGTCTGTAACGTCTTTTTTCACGTAGCGATATCGCCATGCAACTGGTTTTGCCTGCCCTGCCGTTTCATGCCCTTCCTGATAATTAATCTCGCTCATTCATCGCCCCACTCATCACAATATGCTTCGACCGGAGTTTTTCCTGCTTCATAATCATCACGCCATGCTTCAGCATCAGCAGCACTGCCACCACGTAACTCTGCATAGTCCATTAACAGTTCATGCCATGCTTCAAAACTGACGTTGTATTTAGTTGAACCAAAATCAGCCATTTTGCTCTTCCTCTTCGTCTTTTATTTCGTGATGTGAGTAATTGCAGTAGTTAAAGAAAATATCTTTTGCTTCGTCATGTATTTCATCAGGCGTCGCATCATCATCCACTTCGAATTCATCCTCGAAATCTCCACCGGCTATTTCCGTTTCAATAATTATTTTAAACTTTCGCATTTAACTACCGCCCTTTCGGGCGGCCTCCTGATGTTCTGAGGGTGCAGAAATCCCTCCGGTTAAGGATTAAATTTTTAACAGAGCTAAATTTAATTATTCAGTTCTGGATTTTGTCGCCCTGCGTATCCGCGCTTTCGCGTTACGCTCAATCTGAATTAGCTTTTCTATATTTTTTCGCCTTTCCCGCTCCTCCTGGCGCAAGTGCCTTACATCATCTGCCAGTCTGGTTTCTCTTTTCGCCACAGAGAGCATCCAGTCAAATGGCTCCACAACTGCACCGCAGATTTTACAGCGGACCTGACGCTCTTTTTCGTCAACCCGGACAGAGGCGTGATGACAATATGGTCTTTCCGATGGCTCATAAAGAAAATTAACCTGATTACGAGGGTCATCCTCTTTTACCGGAAATAAAACGATATTGCTTAACTCATCCTCTGGTTTTATTTCCATGCTCCTCTCCTTTGATGCGAATGCCAGAGACGCGTAATGCGTGTTCTAGGTCAATCAGGTAAAGCCAACTGCCATTTTCTTTAGGTATCATGACATGTCGCTCATCTGCATTTATCGGGTGTCCATATCGAAGGTCGTAGCGAGTCGGTAATTGAACTTCCCGCGCTTCCAGTTCAGCAATACGCTTGCTCCCATCAGAGATAACGCCTTCGTAATACTCACGCTGCTCTTTGAGTTGTGATTTTGCTTCTTCCAGTCCATCCAGCAAATCAGCGATAATATCCGCTTCCCGATGACGGATGTGACGCTTAAACGCAGCAAGAGCCGCATCACAATCCCGTTCAGCATTTGGGCTGTCCGGGATAGCCTGATACCACGCCAGCGTCGACTGATAGTTTTGTGCTGCCTCACGAAGCGCCTCATAGTTAACCTCTCTCATTGAGCCACCTCCTGATAAATCACTGCATGCCCCAGTTTCTCCGCCAGTGCCAGCTCTGCCTTAGCGCCCGCTGACCGCTGCCAGCCATTCAGCATGTAAATCGCATCCACACAACGAATCATTGCCATGCAAATATCCATGTAGTGCGGCTGTGTCAGCCCGTCCGGAAGTACTGCCGGGTTTAAGACGGTATGCCCTTCCCGTTTCAGTTCCTCTTCCGCCTTGTGAAACGCCTCACGGTTGAAATTTTCATATCCCGTCATTGGACCGGCAATATAAACTCTGACCCTCACTCCATCACCTCCTGAAAGTTTCCCCGATAGAACGCCAGCACACGCTGCATAACTTCGCTCTGGCGGCACTCACGAAAAATTATGTTCTGCCGTCTGTTGTAACGACGTATTTCTCCGTCAGGTAACTTTCGAATCAGTGTCGGGTCAGCAGCCTTCTCCGGTGTCTTACGCCATACGCGATACGCCTGCTCTGATGGAAATACCCCGCAACCAGAGAGCCAGACATCACCACTGGCCGCAAGCGCACCAGATAAACGACGAATAGCGGTCTTACTGACACCCGTTTTATCTGCCAGTTGTCGAAAAGTTTCTCGTCCGCTCAGGCGCACGAATTCCACAATGCGCGCCTTCACTTCTTCCCGCTCTTCTGGTGTAAATACTTTTGCCATAAGCGCCTCCGGCAATCACTTTTCCGATACAACACGGCGGGAAGAATCAGTAATCTGTCGAACAATATCCCGGTGCTTGTTCAGCTCCCGCAGCGCGGCGCAGACTCGCTCCCACTTCTGAACATCACTTTTCGCCCTGCGCAGCGCCAGGTTTGCCCTGCGAAGGGACGGAAAAATCAGCTCATCTGCTTGCGTTTCGGTAAACGATGGCAACGGCTGCACAATGTCCGCCACAGTTTCTGTTTTAATTTCTTCCTGTGTTGCGGCTTCCCGGACTGGTAACGCAGCACCTGCTGGCTGAGGAAAGGCCTTACCATCACTTTCCGTTACCAGCGCGGCTTTCGGCTCTGCTGGTAAATTATCGCCCGGCATGCAGTAACGAAATTTACCGTTCTGATTAACGCGTGCCAGCCGCCCCGTTGCGGTTACCACCGCCAGCGTGGAAGCAACCTTGCGAGTACTGACACCGAACTTACCCGCCAGTTCCTCACACGTTTTAGCCCCATCCTGACCGATAAACTCAATCATCATGTCTGCGGTAACTTTTTGTTCGACCTCCCCGGTCAGCATATCCTGTGCTTCAGATTTTACTGGCCGCTCTTCGGTTACCCGGGATTCACCTTCGCCAGCCAGAAACCAGGTGTGACCAGTTTTATCAACGACGCCTTTTCTTTTGAGTTCCCACAGCTCGTTGAGAACCTCTTCACGACTGATATCAAGTCGCGCGGCCAGTTCTACCGATGTGGCTTTTCCCATTGCTTTCAGTGCGTCAAATACGGTTTCCATTAAAATTTCCTCCGACAAAATCGTTTCTCAGATTCAAATAAAACCAGCTGCCTTCCGGCGTTCGTATTCCTGTTTCAGCCGTTCAATTGGCGTTGGCCCTTGCGGGTGTTTCGCCCCTTCCAGTTGTCGTCGCACTGGCGGAACACTCATCCCGTTACCAACATGCTTTGCCCATTTCGTCAGTTGCCGTTCCGCAAGTCGTTTTAACTCACCCTGCGTCATCTGGCGCTCAATCCCTCTGGTACGCATTTCGAGGCAGATGTGGTACAGCACAGGCTGAGGCCACGGATATTTGTCGCTTCCGTCATATCGCCAGGACTCATCACGCCAGCGGCGGTACTCCTCCATCACAGCATCCACCGTCAGGCCAAATGGATTGGCCCCGCTTTCTGAAATCAGCGCCACAAACTCAGCCAGGTCCGGAGGCCATGTTTCACCCGCCCGGCAGCGGTCCATGCACTGGCGGCAGACCTGTCGGATTTGCTGCTCAGTCATCGCGCCAATCTGTGCAATCCAGAGCTTCGAAGGTGCGGCCCCGTTCTTCTGGGTCCAGCGGTTCGAATAAACCTCCCCCATGAGTTCCCACAGCTTCCAGACCGTTTCCGTCGCTGATAAATCCGTTTTCACGTTCCCACTGCTCACGTGCTGCCCGAATTTCCTGAACTGCCCGTGATGCGGTGCCACCTGGTGCTGCTGCATGGTTTACCCCCTTGCTGACTGGTTTAACCTGCGCCCTGACGTGATTTACGTGACGGGCGAATTTCTGCTCCCACTGAATCTGAGTAAACACTTTCCCCTCCGCTGCCCAGTAGTCCCGGAAGGCGGCAAGTTCAGCAGGTGTAAATTCTGTCTCCGGCAAAGCCATCCCCCACAACGCAGCCCGTCGTCGAAAATCCCGTGACGGATACCAGCTATCGGTCATCGGAAATTTTCCGATGGGTTCGCTCAGGCCATCCAGGAATACAAGGGGTGCTGCCTGTAACGACAAAACTTCCTGCTCACTGGTCGGAGCACTCTCGCGTGCGT